TCATCCTTGAGTTTTTTTGCATCAGCCAATTCATCAGCCAACCATCTCATGAAGTCCTGGATAGCATCATCTTGATCGGGATGCATGTTCATGATAGTTGACCAGGACATGAAGACGTTGCGAACGCCTTCAAAATATCCTAGGTTGTATTCCTCATTCATTCTTCATCACTCCGAAACGCATCTCCATAATAATTGATAGTCTTGTGATGTTCACATGATGCTGGTTCCATGCGCTGTTGATCAACACCATGTCTCCAACCGCGAATATATTCATCAGTAAACTCATGTTGTAATACCCATCGACAGAACCACTTGATCATAATAGCATCACCTCGCACGCATGTTTGAACTTTGGATGCTGAGAACCGAACTCTTTGGCATACTTGATGGTCTGAATCAGATGTTTGATCTGTCTCTTCAATGCTTCATGCTTCAAATGAAGGTCTCCATCCAGACATTCACGGACATATTCGCTGAAATTGTCCATTTGTTCGGCTTTTTCTGCCTGTTTTGGTCCCAATGAAATCGTTTTTTGCACTTTCATAGCCGCTCCGACCATGTGTAGGTACGTATACTTTGTGCCGGACATTGGGTTTCGCCTAAAGTAACAATATGAAGAAGATACGTAACAAGCGTGACAACACGCTATGTTCCAATAGGGAGCCGTATAGACACGCGCTGATTAAACGATTCGGTGACCACTGCGTGGTGCAGAAGATTAAGTCGGTTGCATAGGAGCGACCATTCATAAGCCGGTTCTATCTGGAGCAATCCATGAGCCTGAAGAAGAAGTCTGCTTTGCTGAATATAGGAACCACATTAGATCTAGTCGACGGAACACCGGCCGACATCACAGTCAACCTTCCATTATCGAGTCTGGATCGAGAGGTCTTTTGTGTGACAGACATCATGTTCCAACACGAATCAATTCCAACCAACCCTGGTCCCGCCCAACTTTCAGAAATGAGAGCATCAGTCAACAAGACGGAGGATGCCATCCTTTGGATCAACAGCCCCAACTGTGTCGGAAGCATGGTAGCCCGTGTTGAATCGAATGCTGCTGGAATTGATATCGCAACCAGTGGAGCCGAACCATCGCAAGCAACCACTGGGGAGAACAGGGACTACGTGGCCATCATCGCCACTCCTAACTTCATCCTCTCTGGTTCATACACCACTACTGCAGGTGGAGCCGCCAACCGTGCTTGCTTCGTGCGTCTAACCGGTTTCCGCGCAGTCGCCGACGCGTCCGTATACGCGGCTTTGGTAACTGAAGAGATTAACGCTTGAGGCTGAATCCAGTGGTTAAGATCCACGGGAATTGGTGCGGTCCGAATTGGACCGGTGGGCAGAAAGTCTCTGCTGATGAATATACTGGGCCCTGGGATGGTCCCGCAATTTCCAAACTCGATCAAGCCTGCAGGGCGCATGACAAGGACTGCAGTTCTGGTTTCTGCAGTAAGGCTGCAGATACCAGGCTGATCGATGCTGCAGAAAAACGCATACTTCCTCAATCAATTGCGAATCTAATGTCACTGCAGTTACTGAATCCTTTCCTGGATAAATCCAAACGAAAGAAACTCGAACAAAGACTCCAGGAGTCACAGGACGCGGTCATCGTGGCAACCGGAATTGAAATAGCCCGCATCTTCAGACGGTCTTAGCATGGGAAACGTCACATTGACCCTTGAAGAATATGAAGCATTGAGAAGACTGATTGGATCGGAGCGTGAATCTGAAGGAGCGCATGAGGTGACTGCAGTCACTAAGAAAAAGCGAAAGGTCTCAAAGTACCAGAGAGAGTTCGGGAAACAAATGAAGAAACTGAAAGCATCTCATCCACGAACGAAAGTCACTCAACTCATGGCTCGTGGACACACAGCGACTCGCAAGGCCCTGGGGATGAAACGCAAACGCTGAGGCTAGACTATGTACGTTGTATTGTGTCCTGGTTGTCAAAAGAAGTTCAAGTTAGGAACACCTGCTCTGGTCAAGAAGTGGATGAAGCACAGAAAGAAGTGCAAGAATTGAACGTTTGTTCAATTTTCACGTTTCCTGGGGAGCGCATTCGTTCGTTTTAATCGACAACATTTGGCACAAGTGCGAGTATCTGGTACTGACCAGGAGAAGCGGAACTCCTTTCCGCAGTATTGACAGATATTCATTCTTCATCACCACCACATTCATCGATGTGATGGATGGTTCCATCACAAGAACAGGTTGTTGATTCATCCTTGAGTTTTTTTGCATCAGCCAATTCATCAGCCAACCATCTCATGAAGTCCTGGATAGCATCATCTTGATC